CCCTATATAAGTTTTATATTCATATGAAGATCTGATCAATCGTTCAATATACTTAATATATTTATCTCGCTTAACATACGGTTGAACGAAAGTAGGGAATATAGTTTCATCTACAGTCTTCACCGTATATTTATGCTTGATCCCTGATTTAGGGGTATCATTAGTAATCTCCTCGGTAGTTGCTTTGTTAGGTAGTTTCATAGTGTTCACTTCCTCTTTGATTACTATAACTGGTCGTTCGTTAAGAAGGATTTTTGACAAAAGTTGGACTATAGCCACATTGAGCAGCTATAGTCCACTTTAAATATCTATTGAAAAATTTACCAGATAAGTTTCATGGTAATATTTATATACAAATTGTTGTAGTAGTAAAGATTCGGTCAGGTTTATATACGTTGTAGTAGTTATATCACCGTTCTGCCAGTATATGCTCAATCTATTTAAGAGATGAGCTTTTAGGGAAACATCGTCGTTCATTAATTTATATAGATGATAACTACTGGATAGAAGATGCGACAGAAAGTTCTTTTCTTGCATAGATAGTTTAGGAGGTTTATTATTATTGAATTGACAGTTCTTATCCAGTTTTTCAAAGTTATACAGGTTTTTATTTAAATCAATATTTTCTTTTGTCACTAGATACAATTTCTTTCTTATATAGAGTTTACATCACACTTTGTTTCAATTCTTGCAGATTTTTTATATATTCTTTCATCATTTCATTCATTCGGATTCGCTTAGAAGCTTCTCGAGCTTCAGCTAATTCTTCTTTAGTAAGAGGTTCATTAATGGTCCCGTGTTGGATGGAAATTTTACGACCTTGTTTTTTCTTGAACTCTGCATCTTGACGTCTCTTTTGTTCAGCAACATCTCGACCAATATTATCGACACTATTAAAGAATTTATAGGTATCAGTAAGATTTACCTTGAATAATTTGTTATAGATGTAGCGATAACCATAGAAGAAGATTCCTTCTTCATTAAATCCCTCTAAAAGGGTATCTCGAAGTACTGGACCAAATTCCGCACACACGTCTTTAGTACCGTTTCTAGCTAGTTTCTTCATTTCAGCTTGAGTTACTTGGAGGAGTTCGTTGTTCTCAGCTAATTTTCCTTGTCGATATCTAGCTTTTATTTTGATGTCCGTTATATCATTAAAATATATTTCTTTATATTTACTTTCAAGCATGTCTGTGTAAACTTTTAAGGCCATGTCAAATGTATACGTTTTATTTGTTGGATTATCTTTAGCACCATATTTACTACCGCCCACTGGACGATTAGCATTAGTAGCTTGTAATTTTTGTGCTTTATGGGAATCTGAAATAGAGATAATTAATCCTGCGATACCAACTCCTCCCATAACAACTGATAAGCACATAATTCCGACTAAAATTATCTCTATTTGATCCATATTGTCACATCACCTTTCTGTACTACTATATTTTTTTAACTTGTATACCAATAGATATTAAGAAGTCAACGACTTCAGATTCACAGTCATATGACTTCATATAATATAGAGTTTTTATGCACGATGTTCTAGCTATGATCTTAGCACAATCGTAGCATGGACAATGTGTAACAAACATGGTGTAATTGTCTGTATCCTTGACATCATTATTCTTCAGGAGATTTATAACTGCATTAACTTCAGCATGAGTTTCATGAATAAGAGACCAATGGTGATGTTCTTGAGAATCCTCACAAGGAGTGATTTCATAATTTACTTTTCGATCTCGTCTATACCAAGAATCAGATGCATGAATAAACACATCTTGACATTTTTGACTACCAATACTATCATTGTACCCCATAGATACTATATGTTGAGTATCAGAATCAATGATAATAGCACCTACATGTTTAGCTGAGCATGTACTTCGGTTAGCCACATCTAAGGTATATTTAGCATACTTATCTAACCCTGTGTTTGTTGCATAAGCTAGATCGTTAGGATGATTGATATCTGTTGGCCTATAAAAACTCTCAATCAATTTATTATCTGAATTATAAATATTAATTCGATCAAATTTTAAATTTAACTTCCAAATAGTCTCTCGATATTTTAAACTGGTAAGAAAATGTTGTCCATCTATAAATGTTATTGGTTCTTCATGACGATCTTCTCCATGATAATTGTAATAACAAGCTGTAATTTTATATGTCTTTTCCATAATATAAATATACCTCTAATTTAATAATTCTTTTAATTGTTGTTCAACTAAGGATTCAATTTCTTCTACCGTTAAACGATCCTTAGATGTTGATGTATCTGAAACTTCATTGACTAAAGCATCCACTTGTTGATTCATAGTCATTATATGATCGGTGGAATCAAATTTAGTATGAGATGGAATCCATGTAAAAGCTAAGAAATATCCATATTGATTCAACACCGTATCAATATATAATTTTAAATTGAATATCTTTTTCCATAAGGTCATATTCGATGGTTCAGTTCCATCATATTTCTTCCACCCGAATCTATTCCACTTATACATATAATCAGTTATAGTACTTACACATGTTTTATTATCTATATAATAATTGATCATAGTTCCCGGATACGATTTTTCTGAGCTTACTTCTAATTTTATCTTATAAACTAATTCGCATAGAGATAATAAGATAGGAATTATTTCTGTTTGAGCAACAGATGGATCCGAGATAGAGTAACATTGTTTATTAATTTCATTAGTTAAACTATCTTCGATTATAAATCCAGAACTCCCATGAGTATCTTTATCTGGATTTTTATGGTTAGCATTTCGAATGGATCCATCTGTATAGACATTAATATGTCGTTCTATTTCAGTAACTTTCATTAGATATCAAACACCTTTATCATACTTAATATAAAGTCTAAATTATAATCTAAATTAACATAATGGAGGAGATCTTCTTTAATATCATCCACATAAATCCGATCATTTCCTAGTTTAAACTCAAAGTGTCCATTATTGATACTCCGATAATAATCTAGATCTAAATTATAGGTAGTTAGTTTATATTTAAGTTCCACCAAGAGTTTAAATATTTGATCTTTTTGTCCCAAAGAATCATAAATTAAACATTGTCTTAAATCAGATAATAACCGACTACTATGATATTGTTTTACTAAATCTGAATAACCCTTCACTTCTAGATCATGAGTGAATGGAGTGAGGAAATGCTCTTTATGTTGAATTTGAATATAAGCTGTATATGTGTGCTTTTGTCTGAAATGAATATGTTCACTAATATCTCCATTTATATTTTCCCTATTAATGAGAAATATAGCATCCTTCTTAATGGAGAGAATATCTGTGATGTCTAGATTATTTTGTTTGAAGAATTGCTGGCGAAGCATAATAAATCCTCTATCCAACTGTTCATTCATTTGTGGATTATGTTGAAGCATCTTTCCAATAGCTACATTTCGATCCAATTTCTCCATAGCTAAGAATGATTCATATTTATCTGGAGATATTAAATTCAAATCTCGCAGAATATTCAAACCAGCAGACTGAACATCATACTCAATTATGGTATTATTCTTTAGATATTGAATATTATTCGTCCAGTTAGTTTTCTCAGCTAACTTATCTAGATTAAGACTTCCCATGTGTATCACTTCCAAAATGTTTATCTAATAGGTTGTATATGGTCTGAATAGTTTGTTCAGTTGTTTCTTCAGCATGTTCCTCATCATAGTTATTCTCTACCATTTCACATTTATCTTCCATGATGATTTTCATTAATCTTAGGTCAGATTTTTCTTTTTGAAGATCTCGTCCTTCTCTAGGGTCTTCATGATTACTAGTTACAATTATTCCCATAATTTCGTCAAATTTTGAATAAGAATTCATATAGAGATCTTGGAAACCAAGGAAATTCACTATAAGGATATACACTATATCCTCGTCTAATTCATCTGGTAGTAAAGTTCCATACTGATTCTCTCCTATATGAGTTTTAGCTATTAAGTCAGGTTCCAGTTGGTTATATTCTTCATTTGTTAAGAATTTATATGGGTGATTTTGACTTTCATAATCTCTCATTGGTCGAGTGGTAACTTGTTTTAATTTCATTAAGAGATAGGGAGAATCATCTCTAGCTATCATAGAATCAACTAGATAATCTTTTCCTGATCCAGATACTCCAGCTACTAGTAGTAATTTATAACTCATAATAATCAAACCCTCTTAACTTTATATTATATTTATTCATCTTATTACAATAAATTTTATAATTCTTTGATAATTTCTTAATATATAATAGATACTACAGATTTTCTCTGTAGTATCTATTATTTTAACGAGTAAATTTAAGCATTTTAATTCTTAAACTTTCCCATCTAGGTTTCTCTACGTCAGGAACGACTTTCAAGGATTTATTTACGAAGAATAATAAATCACTCATGTAATCTCCAAGTTCTAACATAGATAAGTCTAACGAAAATAGACTAGCATATTCTCGTTCAGCTATATCAATAGTAAAATCAATCATATCATTAAATTCTTTCAGTTGGTTATATTCCTTTACAGTTAAGGCTGTTGTAAGAAAAACTGATCTAATTCTAATTCCAGATAAATCTGGGTTGTATGTGTAGCCATTCTCTGCTGTTAAAGTTTTAGTATCATCTGTCATCATAATAACTCTCTTTCTGTTTTTTATATTCATTGTTGTGTTGTGTGTAAAATTACTTAGAATCCAAGTTTGAAAGCTTCGTTAAATAAGACTGAAGTCTTTGCTAGTTGTAGCTTAACTGTTGAACCATCATCTAATGTGACAGTCTTAACACCGTTCTTACGTAAGTAAGCTTTTAGTTCTGCTTTTAGTCCTTTCATATAGACAACCTCCTAAAATTGAATATATATGAGTTCATCAATTAAAAAATTTTTTAAGATTTATCTTTAATCTTCCGTAGTAACGTTAAGAATTCATCATACTTTTTATCTAGAATCTTTATATAATTATACTTAGTCTTTGTAGTAATAACTTTATCCTTAGTTAATTCTTTAGCTATATCTCTATCCCGATAGTGCTTATTCGATCCTTTTACTTCCACAATTAAGTTGTAATTAACCAACCAGAAATCTGGTATATATTTATGGACAGCGTTTTTATAATAGTATTCAATTACTTGGGGAGCTGGTGCTACTATCTCTTTAGAAGACATTTCTAGCTCTTTATCACAATATTCTAGGAAATCTTCTTCATAAGTTCCTGTATAAGTGAATTTAGTTCCATCACTCCATTTATACTCTCCAGAAATCTTTCGATTAGCAAGCATCTTCTTTTGATGGTCAGGATCATTCATCAATCCGTAGACTGATCCATATTTCTTAATCATCCGAGCTTTAAATTGTTCCTTATATTTTTCTTTACATACATTCCGATCAAAGCGGTTATATCGTTCACTATCTTCATCAAATTCAGTAGGACGTCCACATATAACACACTTACCTGAAGTCTTTCTATTTCTAAAATTAAAATAAAAATGAGCCGGACTCAGTCCGTGTAGCTCATTTTCATGTTTTTCAGATAAATGATTATATAAGGAGACTTTACTGATATAGACTTTAGGACATAGTGGACATTTAAATTTTTTAGTTGCCAAATGTGTCATCTCCTTCAGAGTTATTATTTATATCATCAAATTCGTGATTCATAGTGTTATTTATCATATTAGTTCCCGGCATAGATGTTGGTTTAAATGCTGTAAATGGATTAGATGGTTGATTATTATTCACTGAGAAAGTAGTTGGTGTTCCCGTAGCAAACTTAGATGTATCATTATAGGTGTCATAAGAATTAATTTCGTCCTTAGTAAGAGGACGAGCAAAACTATTACTTACTCCATCATTATCAAATCTATATCCAAATCGACTACTCAATTCACTCTTTTCAGTATCATCTAAAACATCATTTAAGACTCGTCTAATATCCTTCACAGCTTTACTTTCAGGTTCTCGAACATCTTCAGTTAAGCGGAATCCATTATCAAATGGCTGAGCAAAGTATGTAGCATCCTCAGTTTTGCTATTTGCTCTGGAAATAAGAAGCTTGAATGATAAATACGGATTATTTTTAGGTTTCAAGCTTGGAATAATATCGGTCAGCTCAGTTCTATTGAAGAGATTTTCCCTGTTAATAATGATAGCATAGTCACAGTTTTCGATAATCTGAGCCGATTCAGCAATGTGTTTAGTCCCTAAAGACTTAGCTACATCATTATTTCCCTTGATCATTTGATCATCCACTAATTCATAAGCTGCACGGTTTAACTGAGCCGCTGTTACAATAGGAATATGATGTTCTTTAGCAATATCTTCAAATTCATCTACAACTGATCCCAATACTAACCGAAGTTCATCATGAGGACGACGATAGGAATTAATTCTCTTTAGATAATCTTGAACCATCATAATAACTTCATATCCTTCAGCTTCACAATTTTCAATGATATCTTCAATGTAAGATGTATCTACTGAATTACCTGGTCGGTAGATAATCTTTAAAGCTATATCATTGATATTGATATAATCATCAATAGCTTTTACCACTAATTCCCAATCTTCATCAGTATCAGCTAATTCTTTACCAGTAACTAAGGCATACAACCGTTCATAAGTTTCTACAACAGAGTTTTCCATACTGAAGTATACAATGCATGGTTTATTATTAGGATTCTTCGTAGTATAATGATTATTCCGAGCTACAGATACAGCAATATTTAGCAAGGTACCTGACTTAAAGTGTTTAGGAACTGCACTGAATACATATACTCGATCCTTAGCAAACCCACCATTGATGAGTTTATTTAGAGATCTATATCCAGATATTAATTTAGCATCTTTATTTCGAGAAGCTTGAATGATTTCTTGTAAGCTATCTAAATCTCTATCCCGATCCGAACTTTGTCGAGCTCCAATACTCGTATCAAGGAATCTATCTTCATTTACATATTTAGACCGTCTGAGATCAATGTCTAATTTCTTAATTAATGGAGTAGTGGTTTCAACGATTGACTTAATGTCTACTGACTCATTATTTAAGCGTTCAGCTGATCGATTGATCTCTGGAAGAGACTTAAATATGAAGAGATATTGCAAGCGATTAGATATAAAGTCTCTCATCATCTTTAAATCTGAATCATTAAATAAACCTTCATTTTCCACAGCTATTTGGATCCAAGATAAAATAGTATTGAGTACCTCAGTTGGGTATCCATCAATTTTACCTTCTTTTTCCATGAAATAGTTAGCTACAACTTCAATGTCACTATACCCATCTACAACCATATTGATTAATTCACGAAGAAACTTAAATGAATAGCGTTCATTGACTT